TCGAGGTAGGTGGTGGGGTCGTCGCTGCTGTTCGACGGGTTCAGTTGAGCCTTGGTCAGGTCGGCGCTGAAGTCCCTGCCGTTGTCGGTGTCGGTGATTTTGAAGATGCCTGGGCCGAGCGTGCGGATTTTTCCGGCCATGGTTATGGTCCTTCCTATGATTCTGATTCTGTTTCTTCGATTTCCAAAGCGTTCAATGTGACCTGGTAGGCGGCGAGCGTGCCGCTGCCGGCCAGGCTCCAGCTCGCGGGTGTGGCCTTTTGGAGGTTCAGGCCCTTGTCGGCGAGTCGGTCGAGCGCGGCGAGGATGTCATCGATGGCCGATGACTGCGTGGCCGGCGTGCCGGCGATGACGTCCAGCGTCCATGTCGGTGTCGGAGGTCCCCATGTCGGCCATTCCACGGTCGGGGGTTCGATGAAGATCGCGACTTTGCCGGCCGTCGGGCGGACCAGCTGCGCGTCGATGCTGACGCTGCTGACTAGTCCGTTGAGCATGTCGGTGAGCGTGTCCATGAGCGCGGCGCGTTGTTCCTGGATGTTCATGCGATCACCATTCCTCCGGTCAGCACGCCGGCGGCGCGGAGTTTAGGCCAGACCGAGCGGAGCGGGTCGGTGGAGATGCGGAAAGGCTCCACGGTCGAGTCGCCGACGTCCATGACGCCGAGGCGCGCGTCGCGCATGTTGAACAGGTCGGCGGCGCAGGAGATGATGCAGTCGGCCAGCAGGTCGTCATCCACGGTGGCGGTGCCGACGGCGCGTGCGACGTATTGGCGTGCGGCCGTGAGTTTGACCGTGAGTCTGTCGTCCTCGCCGGCCGGCACGCCAACCTCGTCGCGGAGCCGTTGCATGAGGGTGTTGTCGGCGATCATCATGCCGTCGCGAACTTCACCGGGATCAGACCATCGGCATGGGTCGTGGCTACGGCCATGTAGCCGTAGACGCTGTAGCTGTTGGTCAGTCCCGTCACGTCCCCGTCCGTCAGCTGTGCGGGGCCGCCGGATTCCCAGATGGTCACGGAGGTCGGATCGATGAAGCTCGCCGTTCCGTCGTCGGCGGATGGCAGCAGCACGACGGGGACTCGCATGAACGTGCCGGCCACGCCGGTCAGGTCGAAACTGCCGAGAGTGTCGGTGCCGTCGCCGCTGAGGTTGAAGAACCGGTCGCCGGTGTCCTTGAGCTTCACGAGTGCCTTGAGCACGTCTTTGGAGACCGCGAGGCGGGTCAGCGACACGTTGCGGGTGTCGGCCAGTTCGGACGCGTCGATGATGAGAGATACCCAGTCGTCGATGGTCATGGTGGCGAGCTGTGGCGCGTCGAGCTTGTTGGCGTCATGATCCGCGTCACGCTGCGCCTTGATCTCCGCGTAGAGGTGGTCGCGGACGGCCTGTTCGGTGGCTTTCGCGTAGGCGTTCTGCAGTGCGCTCAGGGCGGTGTTGAGCATCGGCGTGGTGGACCGTTCGATTGTCTGGCGGGACAGGGTGGTGTAGCCGCCGTAGGTGTTGATGTCGGCCGTCTTGGTGCCGAAGGCGACTTTGCCGAAGGAGAGCGCGGAGCCTTCGGTCTCCTGTTTGCCGACGGCGGTGGTGTCGGAGGTCACGACATGGTATTCCATGCTCATGCCGGTTGCCGGGAGCGTGTCATGGGTCAGGAGTTGGGAGACCTTGCGGCGGTCCTCGATGAGTTTGAGGTCGTCGGCGATCCATGTGGCGGTGTTGCCGGTGTCTTTGACGGAGATCAGGTCGCGGCATTCCTTCATCACGTTCATGGCCTGTTCGTCGCCGCGTGCGAGGGCGCGAAGGTATTCGCCGTGGTCCCGGTACATGCCGCCGATGGCCGTGGGGGCGGTTTTCGTTCCCATCTTGCTGATTTCGGCCTTGATGCCGCGCTGTTCCTCCTGCATGGACTGGATCAAGTCCATCATTTCTTCGGTGCTTTCCATGTTTTCCTTTCTTTGTTCCACGGTGGCCGAAGCCGATTTGGTCATTTTCGCGTTCTGATAGGCGGGCCAGCTTACGATGCTGGTTTCGAGCAGGCGGACCTTTCTGCGGTGCGTGATGCCGTCGCGGTCCTTTGTCGATTCGATGGGGATGAAGCCGACAGAGAAGCTGTCGATGGCTCCGTCGCGGATCAGGGTCATCGCGTCGCGGCCTCGGGTGGTGTCGCTGATTCGCGCGGTGATGCGCAGTCCGTCGTCCGTGCTTTCCGCCTTGGTGATGCGGCCGATGGTCTCGCCGTGTTCAAAGCAGAGTTTTGCTTCGTCGATGCCGTCGAAGACGCAATCGCGGTCGAAGGTCTCGGCTCCGTCCCAGGTGTCGATGATGTCGCCGAAAGGCACTGCGATGCCATCGACGATGGAATCGCCGTCAGCGGTGTCGGCAGAGCGGAGTTTCAGGCCTTTCCATGTGATTTCACGTTTTTCGATGTTCATTGTTCGTCTCCGTTTCCGATTGTCGGCAGTCCTTCCTTGCGGCGCACGTCGTCGATGGTGAGGAATCCCGCTTCGATTGCCGTCTTGTAGGCGCTGTAGCGGTCGCTCATGTTCGCTCGTTGGGAGCTGTCCCAGTCGAATTTTGCGGTGCGGCCGCGGGGCAGGAGCCTGTTGAAGATTTCCTCGATCTCGCCGGTGTAGGCGGCGAGCGTGTAATCCGCGAATTCGATCCAGCTTTGCTCAATGTTCGAGTAGGTGATGCTCGACCCGTCGACGGCGGCGAGCATGATGCTTGCCGGTATGCCGAGCAGGCGGGCGATCTGCGTGGTGTCGAATTTCTGCGTTTCAAGGAATTGCAGGTCGGCGGGCTTCATGTCGAGGGGCACGTATTCCAGTGCTTTGCCGAGCACTTTGACGTCGCCGGCGGTGCCGTCGCTTTTCCAGGCTTCCTTCGCCTGCTGTGCGGTTTCCTTCGTGATGTTCTCGGTGGTGCGCAGGTAGCCTTTAAGATTCGACCCGTCCGTGAAGAACCGCGCCTTGTAATCGCGGGCGAGCTGCGCGCCCTCGATTTCCTCGCGTGCCGCGGAGATGGGGCCGAGTCCGCGCAGACGCCCCGGCACGTTGAGGAATTTGCTGTGCACGATGTCGTCCGTCGTGTAGACATGTCCGCTGTAGGAGAATCGCAGGTCCGGGCGTGCCGGATCGTCGCTTTCGTCCTTGACGGTCACGTATTGCGGCGGCAGGACCTCGCACGTCACGATCTCGCCCTGCCAGTCGCGCACGATGCGGGTGAAGGCGTTGCCGTCGAGCACAAGAGAGGCCACGATGTCGGCGATGAAGTCGCGGCGGGAGCGTGAGACGTCCGGTTGCAAGACCAGCGGGCTCACGTCCGGCAGGTCGCGGCCTCCGCGCTGCTCGACTATCGGCAGGCCGGTGATGGCGGTCTGCAAAACCTGCACGCCGCGAAACACGGTGGACAGTTGGAGCGGTTCGCTGTCCGGGAGCCGTGACGGCGGTTTGACGCCTTCCGGCATGTCAGTGACTTCCGTGCCGCGCGTGAGCACGCGGCCGGCGAGCTTCATGCGTTGCCAAATGTTCATGCCGCCGACGATATGGCCGTGGGTCTGTCACGGCCAAAAAAACGGTGACATACGATGACATACGGTGACATACGGTGACACGTTCAGAAGATTTGCAGAGTCCCGTCCGAGGGCATGTGGTGCGCGCCCCATGCGGCCAGCATGCATGATTCGATGGGCGAGGTCAGGCCGGTGCTGCCGCGGCGCGTGACGCGCCACGCGTCGCCGCTCCACGTCCTCGCGCAGTTGGCAGCACTTGCATCGAGCTCGGCATCGGCGGCGTGACGGACCAGCCCGTTCTGCATGCCGCTGACGAATGCCTGGCCGACAGCGAGGTAGTCGGAGGATTGCATGGGGATGAAGTCGAGCAGCGGATCGCCGGCCGCGTCGGTCATGGACGCGAGCCGGTCGTGCAGGTCTGCGTTCGGTCCTTTGCCGTCCATGACCAGGGGAGCGTGATAGGTTTCGCAGATCCGCATGATCTCGGCGGGTGCCATGCCGGTACCGTCCAGGACTTCGAGCAATTGCACGGTCACGGTGCCGTCATGGTCGGCGACAGCGGCCGAGATGGACGTGTTCGTGGCGTCCACGTCCACGGCCGCGGCGATTACGACCGGCCGGCCGTCGATACGGTCCGGCGGTATGGGCGTGGCCATGGTCGCCTGCCAGAGCGTGTCGGGGATGACGCGCTCGGCCACGCCGTTGTCCCGTCTGTTGCCGAAGGCGCGAGCCCAGCCGGCCTCGTTGCCGGCGAACTGTTCGCGGAAGTCGCGCAGTTGCCGGATGTCCCAGAGCAGGCCGGCGGCGGGGTGCCATTTCAGAATCGTCGCGAAGTCCTCCGGGTCGGCGTCTTCCGGGATGCCGAAGTCGAACCAACATGTCCGTCCCGGCACGTTGCCGGCGCGGAAGGAATCGAGTAGGCCGTTGAGGAAAGTGGATTCGGCGGTGCCTTCGGTCGATGTGATCCAGATCTGCGGTTGCACTCCGGTGAAATGGAGGCGAGTATTCATCGTCGGTGCCATGCCGTCGAGGATGAGCTTGCCGGTCTCATCGTCCAGGCTGAAAGCCTCATCGATGGTGAATTTGTCCATTTGCGTGCCGTGCCCAGCCACCTTGGTGACGGCGAGAGGGCAAATGAAGCTGCCGTTCCGAAAACGTTGCTCCATGCCGCCGTTGGAGAGCCGCGGTTTGAGGGCGAATGGGGCGAGCGACGACTTGGAGAGCTGTTGAACGAAATCCTTGAAATGCTTTTCGGCGTCCTTGCCGGTTTGCGCGAGGTAGTAGATCTTCCGGTCGGAGCCGAGCAGGGCATTGCGGGTGTCCTCCGTGTCGATGAGGGTGCTCTTGCCGCATTGACGCGGAGTGGATAACACGACGCGGTCGTAGAAATATGTGCCGGTGGCCGGGTCGATTTCTCCGGCCACGTCAGCGACGTACCGTTGCCATGGCAACAGCGGTTTGCCGAGCATTTCGGCGGTGCGGGCCACCATGCCGCCGTCGGTCGGCCGTGATTCGTCGCGCTTCGTGCCGCCACGCATGGGCACGTTCACTTGTTGGCCTTCGCGTCGGCGATGAAGCTGGTGAGAGTCGGGTCGAGCTGAGGTTGTTCCGGATACATGGCTTTTAGTTCCTGGAACCATGTCAACAGAGACGTCATGTTGCGGCTGATTTCACGCCCTTTGCTGTTTTGACTGTCGATGTTCCTGGCGATGGACAGCATGGACTTGCAAATGTAAGTCGCTTCTGGTGTCAGGGTCTTCCCGCTGATGAAGCTTTTGATGAGATTCATGGTCGCGGCTTCCTGGAGTCCGGCGGTGCCATACGGGTGTTCGTATTCCTCGAATCCTTCCAACATTCCTTGATTCATGTTTCGTTTTCCTTGGTTTTCCAACGTTTCCGCGCTTTTTTGCGTGGTTCTGGGGGGAGAAAAGACTTGGCGCGGGCGAAATCTCGGGAGAAAATATTAAAGGCGAAAAGATTGAGTGCGAGAAATTTAAAAAGGGCGACAGCTTTTTCATTCCGTGCGGCGTGAAAGCCGAAATAAGCGGTAAAGCTTCGGTAGTAATTACCGACGTTCCCGACGCGTAGAAATAATTTCCGACGTGTAGAAAAATTTCCGATGTGTAGGAGAAAAAATTCGATGCATAGTAAAAATTTCGACGTGCAGAGAGAAATTTACGATATGTAAACAAAAAATGTAGCCTAACAGGCAACTTTCATTCGATTTTGCCTTTTACGACTTGAAGTTTTTATACAAATCGGCTAATATAACTAAAATATTTAAAGAGGGGAAAAGAGGAAAGGAGGATAATATGGACGGATTTAAAGATTTAAGAGTCAATGAAAACGATTCGAATACAGAAAATATAATTTACAGCCCCGAAATCAAAACCATGCCTATGGTTGCGCTTCGGGGAA